AATTCCTTCACTTGTTTAGGTGACGCGCAGTTTACGTATTCACTTGTTAATTTGAATAATTCGTATCGAATCTGCTCATCTCGTTTGATATATTTCTCTAACAATTCTTTCCTTCGATCCTCATCGATACCGAATCCAACATGTTCCATCTCTTGATAAAAATCGGGAAGTTTCATCACAAAGTTATAATAAAATTCACGCTGACCAATTTCTTCTAACTCTTTCTCCATTTTGATATCGATTTCCTTAGTCACCGCCGCGTCTCGCGCGCACCCAATGAACAATTCATTCAAATCAACATTCCATTTATCCTTCTTTTTATCATACTCGCCATACATCGTCTCATCTTTGTAAAATGGTTCCTCTGTATAAATCGATGTATTGAATCCGAGGTTTTTGGGGAGTTCGGGATTGATTGTGAAGGCTTTTAACATCGTGTCTGAATGAATCGCGCGCACGATGAATCCTAATCGTTTCAATTTGTCTCGATCGTAATTGAAATTCTGCCCGACCACATCATGATTTGATAAGAATTCAGCCAGTATTTGCCAACACACAATTAAATCGGAATCAGGTATTGATGATATGCCATTCACATTCCATAGCGGGATGGTCATTCCTTCATGTGGTGTGAAAGCGATACCTATGCAGGCAGGAATACAATTGAGTGATTCAATATCGATTGATGGGTGCTTGTGACCTTTATATTTATCTAAGAACTGTTTGAGATGATAACTGGATTGCGCGACTGACAATGTTCTGTGAGGGAGATTGATTTCTGGGAATGATGATTGATGAAGCGCGCGTTTGAAATCGAGTATCATCACAATTCGATTATAGTAACCTTTAAACTCTCCACCTGTCGCCTGATGTAATAAGTGCGCGGGATGATACGTCGCGACGAACTTTCGGCCCATACCGCTCATTATGCTGCCGCGATAATGACCAATTTCAATTCGACCACTTAGCGCCCATAATGCAGTCTTACCTAACGCGAGTATGCAATTCGGTTTAATCGCGTTGATTTCGGCTTGTAACTCCGATAATTGCTCATCAACATTGATTCCAATCGAAGCCGCGCGCTTCCACGCGGGAATGAATTTACCCTTTGGATTTTGTGGAATTTCGTATTTGAATACATTGGTTATCCAGCAATCACCACGATTGATTCCGCTTTCTCGGAGAAGACGATCTAACTCTCGGCCACTAGGTCCAACGAATGGTTTACCCGCAGCTGTTTCTGCGAATGAAGGGGCTTCACCGATAATCATGAGTTGAGCGCCTACAGAGCCGCAGCCACATACATATATATGCTCTGGTCCCATTATCTATCCAACACCTTAGCGCGAATCGCTCGAAATCCCTGTTTTTCTGTTTCCTGAGGTGTAAATTCGACTATCATTCCTTTACGTAATTCAGTAAAGTGAATTGTATCATTCATTAAAGCCGTCCAATGCATAAAAATTCGAGTGAATGGAATATCTTTTGATATAATAAATGCGTATCCTTTTTCGGACACTTTGATGATTTTTCCTTCAACCCGAACATCTTCATCGTTCTTCTCCGGCCGAAGATGTTCAAGTGCTTCTTTTTCTAGTTCTTTAGTTTCAAAATACTTACGAAAGAATTCGACCATCTCATCTCCCACTATCCAATTTGATTAGTTTTTGAAGTTTAGCGAATAATTGTACCCAACATTCATCTTTCACAATTCCACCATACGCATCTTCTGCATTGTTCACTTGACACTTGATATCTTCTAGCTGTTTTAAAATCTCGTCCATTAATTGATAATTTATCATATAATTTATCGAAGGGAAAGCGGACACGCGCTCTGTTATACAGCTCGTAGAGCTAAGTTGAGTGCGTGTCCTATCACCAAACTAATTGAACCTGCCCCATCTATGGCCTGTTAATGTATCATCTATCCACGTGAGCATAGATGATTAGGTATTTGTCCAATCAATCTGATGAATCTCATTTATCTGATTTCGGATCGATTTCGTCATCAGCCTCTTCATCTTCGGTATGTTCGGTTTCGTCATCTTCACTATCCTCGAACTCAATTTCATCATCTTTATCATCATTTTTGTCTGGAACTGATTGTGATTCTACTCTCATATCATTCCTCCTTAAAAGAAAAAGTGGGATGTCGCCACACATCGCAAAAGCGGATGTGACCACCTTATTTGTCCGCGCGCGAACTTATTCGATGGCATCCCACATCTCGCTACGCTCAATACTGGTGATTACTTTCCATGCGCCCATATTCTGTGCCAGCTAATGCTGCTACAAATGCGCGTACGACTTATATTGCAGTCCACATTAGACCAGGGAATTTGTAATCCTTACCGGGTGCCATGACCAGCAATTTGTGTTATGCCGCGCCCGAGCCTTCGACTGGTCTTGGCGCACGATATTTATGTTCCACTCGATTCACCTGGCGCCCCTGCCAAATACCATTCTCAACGAATACGTCCAATTCCTTTCCTTCGGCCGCGGCCAATTCGTATCTCTTACCTTCAGTGGGAACTTCACCAAGAGATTCGAGGAAACCACGCGCGAATCCCATTGCCTTACTATTGAAATTCCAATCGATTGCGACACCTTCGAATTCTTTATCTCCAGTGTCGGCATTGTACAGGATAGTTCCTTCTACTGGATAATTAGTTGATGGTGAACGACCTTCTTTTGATGCGGCGGGTTGTTCTCCGACTGATTCGATTTTCATTCGGTACCAACCCGGCAAGACCACTTTTCCTCTCATTAAATCACGTTTCGAAAATTGTATAATGGGCATTTTTTTGGTCCTTTTTTTGACTGATTGTTTACGTTTTGTCCATCTTGTACCGAATACTTGGATGTGTTTCTTCGTGTCTTTTTGTGTTTCTTCGTCTACATGTGTTACACCTCCTTCTACCATCTGTTGGTGAAATATACAAATTGTCTCCACTCAGAGGATGACCATATTTGCAATGTGTTATAAATTTTCGGGGAGAATAATGCTTTCCTACTGCATCACGTATATTATCTGTATTATCTCCTAAATAAATATGTTCAGGATTACCACAATTTTTATGTGGACATTCTTTTTTGTGAAGTGCATGGATTGATTTATCATTTATATCTAATTCTAATGATAAATATGCTGATAATCTATGTATTGACACTACATGATATTTGTATCTTACTTTACCATATCCTTTTTCAGTTAATCCACCTGTAAATAGCCAACATCCAGTTGTAGGATCAACAACGAATTTATCAGGAAATAATTCCATGATATTCATGACGTAAATCCTCTTGCTGTGATTGGTATTGGTTCTGTTGTGATGACCACCCCATTTTCTTCCTTTTTATTCATTTTATCGATAGCTGGACGAATCCAAGTATCGTAGAGTGGTCGTGTCCCGAATTTAATTACTTCAGGAAGTGGTAGAGTGGTGCGCGCGAAGTCGGTGCCGGTGTGTGTTGTTAATATCCTTAATTCGCCTCCTTTAGATTCGTCGAATGACTTTTCTAAATCAAAATGATACACTTCATCACAATAGGCAGGAATTTTTGCCGCGATTTTACGCGCGGCCGTAACGATTGAACGCGATACGGTTGTTTTCCCGCCGATTGGTGTATTTTCGATTGATATGACGTGCGCGATTAATACTATGTTTACTTTGTGAAATTTGTGTATGTCTTTCGTCAAACTGATTAATTCGTGTAGTGCCGACGATTCAGCATTGAAATCTTCCAATTCATTGACTTGAATTCCACCTATTGTTTTTCCTGCATCTGCACCAGATTTGCGCGTCGCGCCATATTTCGCCTTAAGTGTTTGGCGCATAATCGAATCACCACACGATGTGATTGAATCGATTACTAACGTTTTGAACGGACAGTTTACTTGAAATTTTTCTAGTTGAGCGCGCGCTTTACTCCAATCGTCATAATCATCATATTGAACTTGTTTAGGATCAATATTCCAAGCGCGCATGGGAATTTTGAGTGCAGCCATCTTGCGATCCCATGAGAACCAATAAGATGGCTGGGGAAAAGATAGAGCTTGAGTTGATTTTCTAAGCCCGGGATCTCCCTTCATAAGAACATACATTGCATCAAAATTTACATCATTCATATTCATTTGCTCTGCTCACTTTTTATTTTCTTAGTAAAATTTGGGTCCATACGATTCCGTTCACGTTCAAATCGAGTCATCCATCCTTTGACTGATTGAATCATATTCTCATTACTGATTAGACCATGCTCAACGTGTTCGATGAGCGATTTGAGGGAGCCGTAGAATCGTGCGTATTCAATGAGGAGTTTGGTTTCACTTGTCATTCCATTTGTCCAATCACTTGTTGAATTTTATTCTTTATTTGTTTTACTTCCCAATTAATATCGTTAGCCCATTTATAATGTTTAGCACGCCATATTTTTCCTAATATGAATTCTATTTTTTTACACCGATTCCAAATTTCTTCGTATTCTTTTCTATTTAATGACATTATTTTATACCTCGACTAGACCAACCACATTTCAAACATTTCACTTTTAATTCTCGCCAATCAACGATTAGTTCATGATCACACCAAATCAGCGCGCGCAACCATCGCCACCATTCGCTTCGCGAATTCATTTCAATGTCGAATTGATTTTATTAACTATCTCATTCATCTTCAACACAGTTTGATTCAAATTGATTATCACCGCTTCGGTGTTGATTAGTGTAATTTTGAGTTGTTTCATTGCTTCGTCAAACTCCTTACCTAATAATGACATGATTTCACCTTATTTTTCCACACCATTTACATTTTTGATACACTTGAAATATAGCTGAACAACAATTTTCATAATTGTGATTTTCTTCTTCACAGCGAATCGACATAATTTCTTTAATATCACTTTTTTCCAATAACTCTCGTGCGCGTTTTGCTTGATCCTCAATATTTAGGCTCATTTCATCTCTTTTAATTCCGGTACCTCACGTTCAATCAAATTCTTAATGATTTTTATTTCATCCACAATATCTTCATATACGTCAGAATAACTAACCTGTTTGACGCGCGCATCGATCGAATCTATACAGTCCCATATTTTCCTTAATTCGTTTGGTGTTAAGCTCATTTTTTACTCCATCCCTCATCCTGAATTCTTGGGAAAATTTGTTTATCATACCATTCTTCCCATTGTGATTGAATCATATGTTCTGGCATCAATTGTTGTTTACAAAACTCTTTGAATGCTAATCTTAAATCAGCAACGGCAATTGTTATCGTAATAATTGTGTTAGTCATTTTGTCTCCTTTATTTCTATTAAATCAGATTTTTTACCTATTATTTCTCCAAATTGCATTATATTACCATCCCACAATATAGCAAAACTCAAATCGTGGAATGGATCTGCTAGTAAATCACCATCATCTGAATAATGGTCTAGTGGAGATATATTATAATGACCTTCTATCAAAGGACCATGTAACCAATATATTTCTTCCTTAAATTGCACTTTCTTATGAATTTCAATCATTTTGGGGATCCCATTTATTTGTTTTACAAAAATTCAATCGTAATTCTTCCCCTCTCATACCTCTATCAGCCTCACACACCTGAACGAATTGACATTTACCATAAATATTCTCACAATGCGTATAGTTTGGTGGCCAATAATTGTTCTCAGTGTAATCTAACAATTTATAGGCGTAGTATGGCAAGATTTCGGATTGCCACTCGATTAGTCTGTCAGATGAATAATTGACTATCTCGCGCACAAATTTCTCTTCCGGTTTCAATGTTGTTTGAAATCCAATCTTATTAATCACGACCTTTCGAGTCTTCATTAATAAACATTGTCCAGTGAATTGATTATTCAGACTGATCTTATCTCGGCGTTGTTTCATCGTTTTATGATCGACTGGTAATATGTCATCATTCGTATCGACGATCCAATCGAATTTCGCTTTCCACATCACGCGCAGATCGTCATTTTCGTAGAGTATTTCGCCTTTGACTACTTCGGCTTCGAGTGACACCCAATGATCATTTTTGTAATATTCAATGTATTGATGACAGGTGTCGAGCGCATATTTCCATCCTATTAAATACTTTTCTGATTCGGGTGGGGTATTTTTGACTCCTGGGAACTCATTCGGTTGATGACCACAACTCGGCTTCGCCTCGCCTACATATTCACTACAGTGTTGACATCCGGTGATGTATAATTCCGCCGTGCTTCGCGCGCTTTGAATCGATTCGGCCCGACTCGCGCCGTTGATTTGACTCTTGTAATACTGTTCTAAGAACTTATGAACGATCGAACCGCATTCGAGCGAATTCGATTTACCACCAATCGCTGTCAAGTTGTGATTGTATCGAAGATCGGTTAATCTTGGACACGACATGAGACTACTAAGAATACTAGCGTCGAGGATGACATTCTTTTTAGGGATTAATATTTCGGTCACAGTTTCCTTCTAATTGATGCTATTGAACCAACCAACAATGAGCACATACCATACAGAAATACTTCTTATGATTAGGCTCGATTAATTCGATTAATGACAAGTCTCCATTACCACATTTTGGGCATATGATTAACAATGATTGATTGGTCATTTTATTCCTAATCTTATTTTTTCTCTTTCATCAGATTCCTTACTTCGTCTAGCCCTACAAACCTTGCAAGACCTTTTTCCTGTAACTGAACTGAATGTAAATTCACCTCCACAAATTGAACAAACTTCTTGTCGTGCTTTAACTGCGCCGGGATGAGTACCAAGTTCCATTGCATCTCTTACATTATCTAATTGAGTGCCAGCATATAAACAAGCAGGATTGCAGCACAATGAAGAAATTGGACAACTTGTTTTATGATTGACTTGTAATTCACTATTTAAATCAAATCCTGTTAGAATATGAAATATTACTCTATGAGCAAGATAATGTTTTCCTTTGTAACTTAATTTTCCTTTTTTATCAATCCTATTTTTATTGGCAGCGGAACCTATCCACAACCAATGCTCATCCAATATCTTAAGTTTCTTTCTAATTTTTGTTGGTAAATCGTTAATATTGTATTCCATACTAGTTAATCTTTCGTTTAGAGCGCGGTTTATGTTGGTTAACTATAATGTCAGCTAAGTCTCGCGCAATGTCATTCTCATTCCACTTCGGAGCTTCACTACTATTCATGGCTGCGTGGAATCTTCTGCGCTTACCTTCGACTAACATATCTAATTGCTCGTCGATGCTATCTACCGCTATTGCGTATGTTGAATTAACTACATCAGCCGTTTGGCCGATACGAATAAATCTCCCTTCTGCCTGTTCCTCGTTCGCGGGATTAAATTGCCGCTCATGGATTATGCAATCCGCGCACGTTTGAAGATTTAATCCTTCTCCTGCTGCTAGTGTGCTTGCTATCAATATACTACGTTTGGGTTCATTAAATTGCATTTGAGTTTTATTTCGTTCCTCGGAATTCATACCGCCAGTCAATTTTAATATATCTATTTCGTTCCCAAATCTTTCACGGCAAGAATCGTAAAGCATATTACCTACATCTACGTGATGTAAAAATACAACGAGCTTACGATCGGTATCTTCTAGGAATTCTTCGATGTAATCAAGCGTAGCCGGAATCTTGGCGAGTCCGGTTAAATGTCGGAGTTTGGACATCTTCGCCAGGATATGTATTGCGGAGATGGACGCGCGCTGTTCATTATACCATTCAACGAAATCATTTACGGCATCGTCGTATACACCCGATTCGTCAGGTGTCATTTGTATGTTGAGTTTCGTTCGATTGACGAGCGGCAATTCACGCATCACTTCGGTTCGCTCTCGTCGAATCACGATGTCTTTCACGTATTCCTTGAACCGCGCAGGATTGTTAATGCCTCCCATCTTCTGAGTATTACCGTGCCAATACCTTTCGACCCATCGATTTACGTATTGCTCGTATGAATAGAACTTACTCGGTGCTAACATGTTTAATACTGAAAAAAACTCGGAACCTCGGTTTTTCCAAGGTGTTCCGCTTAATGCTATGACAACTTTATTCTTTACGATTCTTCTTACCTGTTGTGTTCGACTGCTGTCAGGATTCTTTATTTGTTGGCATTCATCGAGGACGACGGTCTTAATTTTGCCATCAAACTTACTTATATCATAACCTTGACTGATTATTTTACCTGTTTTCTTGTTTGTGCGCGTCTTCGATACGAGTAGGTCATATGATACGATGTATGTTTTGAGATTAGGTATCAAATAATCATCGCTCTTAGTTATAATCTGTCCGACGAAATCGGAGCCCATCCAATCGATGATTGCTTTGAACCATTGAAATTTGATTCCACTTTTCACGATGTATAAAACGGGATGGAGTTCAGGATGGAATTTAATGACTCCGAGTGCCTGAATCGTGTTATGTGTGACGATAAAATCTTTAATTACATACAGCTTGTTTGGAGCATCAACCGAAATACAAACCGATTCTCCTTTATTTTTGTATGTAATTGATTTGAATGCACGTGTAGGTTCATATTTCTTTTTTGAGTTATACTCATTCCATAAATCTGCTTTTCTTTTTAGTTGGAAAGGATTAATTGGAATGTTAATTACTAATCGATAAGCAAGTTGACCAATTAAAATTTCTCCTTTATATTCATATTTTGGTTCTTCTTTAATTGTTCTCTTAGCAATTCCACCTAATGATTGAACTAAAAATGTCACATCATCTGCAAGATTAGGACTGACAGTTGTATATTCAACAACACCGCCTTTCCAAATTGAACCATCTGTATCCATTAAACCACGTAAAAGTTCAATTCTAACCGAAATTGCATTGAATTTATAATGTTCTGGTACGAATTTGGTCGCCGCTCGACATCCAATTAGTTTTAATTGTTCTAATTGATCTGGAATTTCAGAATCTGATTGTAAAGTAAATTCGTTATATTTTGTTGTTGGCTTAAAATAATGACTAACTTGATAACTAATTTCTTCATCTGCTGTTGTCAATTTTACTCTTCTAGTAACAAAACTACCATTTCCAAGTAATACTCCTAAAATATAAGGATGAATTGTTATTTCTTTAAAATCAAATTCTACTGATTTAACAATTGGAATAAACCATTTGTAATTATATTTACCAGAACTATTTTTTGATTTTGTGAACAAATCATTCATTATTTGTTCAGTAGTTAGAATACGTGGCGATAATCCTTGCCATTTTCTTAATGCTGTATTTACTTGCCATAAATGTGGTAATCCTGCATCGCATTCTGAACCATCTGTAAATTCAATTTTATATAAATCTTGTTCACCCTGTGGGAAAACTCCTGTTACTCGTGTTGGATTACCATCAGAACCTATAACAAAATCTCCAATTTGAATGTCACCGATACGTCTAGGACCGGATGGGGTAAAAATTGTAGTGTTTACATTCAGCAGCTTACCGAGTCCCATCTCGTCGAATAGTGCCGCGCCTTTGTTCACGGCTAATGCTGTCTCCACAAAATTCATTCCATCTACTTGAAACTCGTATGGGCGCATTGCTCCGCAATGATTACACTTAGCTTTATTCCATTCATGTTTGCAGTTCTTATCGCCCCCGGCGAGCATCGTGATGAATGGCGTTCCCTTCGGTATTTTCTTTACTAGGGTATGACCACAATCTAATCTTATAAATTTAAGATTTGGTCTGAAAGGATCATCGTATTCAATTGTTTTTTCGCTGACTGACTTTGCAACTTTTCCACAGTATTCACATTTGTCTTGTAATCGAGTTATTTCATATTTCGGCCGACGGATTATTTCCTCTTCAAAGGTCACTTCCACTTGCGCTCCGGAGCGTAAGATGCGCGTGGCGGCTTCGTGGGTCATATTGGTTATTTTAATTTGAGGTAGTGATTGTTATTTCGATGTTTTCATCGATTATCATTGGTTGTTCAGTTTTACTTAAATTGAATATGATATAGCCTCCGGCGAATGTTGCTTCGATTCGGAGCGTTCCGTCTGTAGTGCGCTCGATTTTCCTTACTAGGGCTTTTCGTTTCATTTCCATGATTCGCTCCGCTCATTTATCTTAGTTTAGTGCCAACTGGAACCGACCAGAACCGTGATATGTCGGCCCGATTCATTACAGACGCGCCGATTGGTCTTGACTTGTTTCGAAGCGCGCGATAGTAATCCGCTTGAGTTTGATCGGCCATGTGATGTTCAACAATTACTTCGGCAACGAGTCGATCATGACAGACGAATTGGATACGAGTCGGAGCGCGACAGATTGAACATTCACATGATGGATGCTCGAAATGAATTTCTCGATTTGATTCATTTGATTTGTATTTGGTCATATCAATTAGATTGTTTGGCTGCCGTGATGAGCCGTCCCGCTTCGTCTGGTGATACGTTGCGCGCGATGCATGTCATCTGTATGGCTAACGCCGGTAATCCATACTTCGTTGATGCTTCGCTGAGTTCGGTTCGGTTGTATTTCGCTTTTGAGACTTTGTTGACTGAGGCAGGCTTCGTGACAGGCCGCGCAGCGGTCGGATCGTAATTGATATTCTCTATTTTTAATATGTCTCGTTCTGTCTGGTGTAGTCTATTCGCATAATCATTCAACGTCGATTGAATCGCGCGTAGTTTGTTCTCGGCATCGATTGATTCGGTTCGCTTTGTGAAACATACATCGCGCTGATGTCTGAACATGTCAAGGAGCGTTTCGGCTATTTTGAATTGTTTCGATTCGTTCGGTATCGACTCGTCAGCCAGAATGAATTTGATTCGTTCGATGATTGGCGGAGTGTGCGCGTTGAACAAGTCTGAACGAAGCTGAATGGATTGATCGACCTGCCGGCATTCTTCGAGAAAATTCTTTACAGTTGGAGTATTACAGGATGGACACGCACGATTCAGATCGGAATTGACGAGCGCGCAGGTGGGACATTTCCAACTCATATTTTACCTCGATTAACTACGATTAATCATGGTGTGCTAGTTGATTGTTAGTAATGGAATTTCTCTAACGGTAAATCCCTCTTCACCCAATTCGTTAGGTTTTCTATTTGGACAGGGTTTGTAAAAATGTTCTATCCAATCTGCTATGTCTTCGTAATGTGTGAATGCTACCATATCAGTTTTTGAAGATAGAATGAAAATCATTTTGCTGGTGAGAGTAGGCATTCATCACTTCCATTCATTAGATGTGTTGACCTTCAGGATGATGCACCTGACAAGAATCACACCATACATTAACCGATTCGATTATTTCTGATTCCGGCTTCGATTCGGTTTGTTCAGGTCCGTATTTCAAATTCCTGAGACGATTATCTGCATGAAAACGCTCGTCTATCCACTGTTTTAGGTCTTCATCTTTTTCGACTGGTTTACCTTTGATGAATTGTTCATATTCCGTTCGTGTTTCTGCTGCGATATGACGACTCGCGCAACTATCGCAGAGTGGTTGACCAACTAATGTATCGGAACCTAATTCTGTCAGATTGTCTAGTGTTTCTTCGATTATTTCAGTATTGAGTGAGAATTCTTTATCACATCGATGACATCGTGAACCACGTCCGTTGATAGTGCGTTCGATATTGCGCGGTAGATAGTGCGTGCAATACGAATCCGCGCACATCCAAATACCTGCTACATCGTAGTAGAATGCACCACGTCCAATAGTCTTACCCTTACGAAATTCATACTTATGAACGTGTTTTGGTGTGCCTGGATATCTACCCATTGAATGTAATCCTTACTTGTAGGTCTGGTTCGGCTAGGTCGGGGCTCCTTCGTAACTCGTTGATTCGACTCGACTTAGCTGTCTTGAGGGTGGTGCCCTACCCCCACTCTCGACTCACTCTACCACACTTGGCGAACCATGTCAATGCCCTAAAAAGTGGACACTTAAATGAAGATTTTACATGTAAAGTGAAGAGAGTTGAAAAAAAAAAAATTAAAAAAGACTAACTATTTCCTTCCTTCCTACGATCCATTTCCTTGGATTTGGGTGGGGTTTGGCTAGGTCCGGTGAGAGAGAAGAGAGAGGGGGAGATACCCTCCCCCATCCGTCCTACATGTAATCATTTCACTTAAATCCGAACATTCTCAATACGAGCAGAACAACTCCGAAACCGAAAGTCATTACCCATCCGAGAATTATCATAACGACACAATAACCAAAGAATAATTCGACCATTTTGATGGGAGATGGGCCGGTGTGATGTCCCGGCCCTGGCGCTACGCGCCTTAATGAATTGAATCAGACAGAAGCCGGATTGTAGTTCAGCGCGGTCGCAGCGGTTGCGCGCGCTTCCGCCTCTGACATTTTGCTGGCGATAAGAACCTTGACCATTGTATCGAAGCGGAGCTTCTCGGATGTTTCCAGATTCGGGCGCTCGATGCCATTTTCGTTCAGCACTTCATTCATCTTCTGTTGACGCGCGTTCGCGAGTCGCTTGTTGTTCACGTAATTCACGATATCTTCGTTCTTCGGAAACTCGTTTTTCGCGCGGATCTCTTCGATGGCTGCATCCCAGTCGGCATCGGTGTAATTGTCCTTGTCTGGTCCAAACGCCTCATACGTGCCGTGGAACTTCAGTGCCTTATCAAGCTGCTGACTGAATGCTGACTTCATCTCGCCTTTGAACGTTTCGGTTTTCATTGTCTCTGCTCCTAATTTAGCTGCCGGTCTAGTTTATGGGAAGCACTACAAGACCGGCAGATCTTGTGTCCCATACCATTTTTAAATTAACAGCGCGCCTCAAATGGTCAAACTTCCTGCGCTGTTGGTCTTGAATGATTCGATGGTATGTGCATCGCTTCATTCTCTCGTGGCAAGTCATAAGCTCGCCCCTTTGACCGATTGACCGGCCTGAGCCGGTTTCGTCCTTTCGGACTCATCAGAATCGGGTAGTGCTTGCCAATAAATACATCCTATCATACTGGTCTGTTCGGGTCAAGCGAATTCGTATCGATTACTTGTAAGATGCGCGGGCTGGTCGAGCCGGGTCGAGTCGAGCTAAGTCGAGTCGAATCAACAAGTTAGCGACCCCTTGACAAGCGCGCGCTTCTGTGTATACTAGGAGCCGGAGCGCGCATATGTGAGTCATACAGTTAAAATTGAAAGTAACCGAACGAAATAGAGCATAGAGCGGAGTCTACTAACTCCAAGGCTAGTAAAGGTTCGGTCATGGTCAGTAGCGATAAGCATCCCGTGATGAGTGTCAACATGTTACGTATGACTCCGAACGGTGCCTAACAACATCCGATTCGGGAATCATCATAGGTAATGTGGCGAACATCGGTAACGTGGCCCTGAAAAGGGATGACACTGGCGTGATTCAGGCTTGTCAAGGATTAGGTTCCCAAGAAGTTCTGTAAAGATGACTTCGCTACTTCGTAATACAGCAGCGAAGTCTACCTCGAAATAAATCCATTACATTATTTTTCTTTAGGTTCGTCAACACGAACCGCGTTCACGATCTTACCATTCTCAAGTGTGAATGAGACGAACAATGCTCCGCGCGCTACGTCATCATGAATTTCGACGCGGCGACCGTCGGGGAGGATGTAGGTCATTTTGCACCAAACGCTTCATTGAACACACAGGAAAAATGTGCGGTTACTTTCAATGCAATTTCCTTTTCACTGAGAGGTTTGCCGCAGATTGTGCAGATTGTTTTCATGTAGAGAGTATCTCATGTATTATTGAGTAGGTCAACATATTTATTTTACATGTAATCTCATTTTAGTGCTTGACATCTCTCGCCTGGCGTGCGCGCGTCGAGCCGAATCATATCATCTCACAGAAGTCAAGCTATTTATTTTGTAATAGTTTGTCTCTAAGAAATTACAATCTTTTACATTTGATTACAAATAATTACAACTTTTTACTTGACAATGTAATTCTTACACCCCCATACACGAATATTTTTGGGTCCCATCTCGCTGGCGCAGGCCCTTGGGGGTGAACCCGATTGTTATGTTAGATTTTCAAAATAGGGTCCCATATTATGCTCCATTACACGTAGTGATTACATGTAAGTCGATTTGGCTGACCTTGACTTTGGCTCTGAGATAGAGTATACAGTTCCTGTCAAGGCAGGTCTAACTCGTTATGGTTCAGTCGGTTGAGTCGTGGTACTCAGAATCGAATCGAGAAGCGAGTCGGGGAAGGGAACCAAGCCGGATGGATTCTTGTGAAGCGATAAGCAATCCTGGGTCATTCTGGCTGGCCCTTCGAGCCTTCTTGAATCGCTATCCTCTATATAGGCGTTCTGGCCGGTCTGGTCTGGTATGGTTGAGGTTCGGTCCTACGGCCGAGCTAGCCGATTACATGTAAGGAATAAATGTTATGATGGGTGTAGTCAACGATTCAGATCTTGAACACGAATTAAAATCATTAAATCGAAACGAGACGTGTCATAATTCGCCAACTCCGAGCATAGTGGAGATGCCGAATGAACACGGCAGGAATAAGGGTGATAATAACGTTCCTTCAAGCCTAAGAAAGATAATCGGAGAGACTTCAGAAATCGATGGCAGGGCTGAGGGTGTTAAATTAGCGAAGATATTCGATATCAGTCCTTCTAGTGTTTCAGCATATGCCAATGGCAGCACGAGCACGAAGTCATATCATTCGCGCGAAGCCGAAATCCTCTCTCACATTAATCGTCGCAAGTTGAATATATCAAATAAAGCATCACACAAATTGATTAAAGCTCTCGACGCTATCACTGAAGCGAAGCTTCAGAATGCGAAACTAGTCGAGTTAGCATCAGTAATGAACGCGGCATCTGCCGTAGTTAAGTCAATGGAACCAGAAGTCGATAAATCAGTCAATCAAAATAATGGTGTTCAGTTTATTGTATACGCTCCACAAATAATGTCAGAGGACAGGTTCGGAGTAATTGACCTTAATGAGTAATGCGCGCGTCGAGACGAGACGAAGCGAGACGAGACGAGACATGACGCGGAGTAGGGTCATAGGTCAATCAATCAATTAGAATGGATGAAATGTTCGACACATCATTAACCGAATTAATTCAATACGCACTAATTCAATCTAATCTTGAACCATCATCAAAAGAATCGATGAAACAACTATTGACAGCATGGATGTGGGAATGTAAGTTACAGGGATGGATGCTTGATAATCGCGCGGTTGAGGAATTGTTACAGGCGACGGAGTGCGCGCTTGATTATAAATAATCGACGAGTCGTAGACTCGCGCACCCCTACACAGGATTCAATTGATTACAATAGGTGACTAATGACTGTTGTGACGAGATTAGTTGTTGGATCTCCTGATGTAATGACCCAAAACGTAGTCTATTCTCTTCCATCCTTCCGCTGTTTATTTCATACAGACGCAACTTCACTTACAATTGTACAATCTGAAACTGCTGCTTTCACAGCGAATTCCGCCGTGACATTATCAAATAATCAAGTTGAGTTGGCAGGTGGATTTTTGAAATGCACGTCAGCAAATATAAATTTCACACTTAAACGAGCATGACTCGACGTGATCTACTCAAATTCTTTCTCATAACGCCATTCATTGACTATGAAAAATTATTGTGGATTCCTGGTGAGAAGAAAATATTCGTTCTAAATAAACCAGTACTGAACGAGACTCAATTACTCGCAATGGAATTAGAAAAGCTGATACCCGGATTAAGTCAGTTGTTCAAGCGCGACAACGCTTTTTATGAATCGATTCGGAATGCGCGCGTCGATGGATATGATGGTCTGTTACTAAATAAAGCTGAACGAAATGGATGGCGACCGCCGAAGGCGGGTGCACCCTTCACCATGATTGATTCAATGTAATGGATTTACATGTGTACCATCACATCGTACAGAATGATGAAAAGCTCGATCGAATCCTCGCGCTCTTAGGCAAGATTCAATTAGGAGTCAAAACGATGGCAACTGATTTAACAGCGTTGGAAAGTCAAGTCGCGCAAACGACTACGGCGGAACAAAGCGCAGTATTATTGTTAACACAACTCCACGATTTACTTGTTGCATCACAAAATGATCCGGTCAAACTCAATGAATTAATTAATCAATTGGCTGTGTCGAAAGAGGCGTTAGCCGCGGCAGTTGTAATAAATACTCCTTCAACGTGACATGATGAATCGATGGTATATTATTTGGGTAATGTGGCTTGTTTTTTTCGGAGCGATAGAAGGGCCTGCATTACTTAACAAAAATAAAAATGACACGTTAAGTGAGTTTATATGGAAATTCTTTTCAATTAAGGAAAAATCAAGACAATGGCGATTTCGTAGGTTTTGCTTGTTATCTTTTTTAGCTTGGTTAGTTGCACATCTTATAACAGGTGGACAATTCTAATGAGCGAACCTACCTTTATTTGTCAAAAGTGTAATCAACTTAGATCATTGTTGACTGATATTCATCCAAAATTCGCCAGTAGAGGTTGGTGTATTTTTTGTTATAGAGAATATTGTAGAAAAAATACCAACAGATCTAAATTAAAACATAAAGATAAGGTTCTTGAAAGAAGTAGAAAATGGTATGCAAAAAACAAAGAAAATGTTTTGCGACAAATGAAAGAAACAAGAGATTCAACTCCCAATTTTACAAGAATAAGTTGGCTTAAAAAATATGGAATGACGTTAGAAGATTATGATAAAATGTTTGAATTACAAGGTGGTAAGTGTGCAATTTGTGGGGATGAAAATTCAAAAAATTCAATATCAAAACATTTGTTTATAGATCATGATCACGATACAAAAAAAGTTAGAGGTTTATTGTGTCATCATTGCAATGCAGCAATGGGTCATGCTGGTGAGAATATAAATAGATTATCAAAAATGGTTGATTATATATTAGAACGTAAAACATATTCAAACATTCCATGTTCACCTGGATTGCCTTGGTAAATTATGTCACGAAGATTGGATGATTTACATTTCTCGTTTAAACCACTGGTTTTCGAATTTTTGGCTCGTACTGTCGAAGCACGTATTCCTATAATAATTGTAGATACTCTCAGAACGCAAGCAGAACATGAAATTAATTTAGCTAATAAGGTTAGTTGGACTCAGCATTCCAAACATTTGGATGGTCTAGCAATTGATGTTTGTCTTATTGATGAATACAAACTACATGGTCCTAATAAACTACAGTGGAATACCAACGACCCAACATGGCAAGAGTTGGGAAAAATGGGTGAGAAGGTGGGATTAAAATGGGGCGGAAGATGGAAGGTTCACGATTATAGTCATTTTGAATTAGATGAAACAAAACATGTGTGACTAAAAAAGCAAAAGATTATCGAGCGAAGATTAGAAAGAGAGTGCGCGAGTCGGCGCGACAAGCAAGTCGAGTTCGGAATGACGGTTACGCCGGAGATTACGAAGTCGGACTCATACTCGCGAAATTAAACATGATACCAACACTACGTGATTATCAATCAACGAAACTCATCGAGGCGATAATCGATAAGACTAGGGAAATAAAACATGATTACTAGAAGGGATGCGCTCGTCGTTGTAGCAGGTTTATTGACGCGCGCTCAACCACAAGCTCAAACCAATACATGTAATGTGCCTGAAATACTCGTCCTCGATTTAGGTTCACCAGTCGGTTGCGGTGTGAAACAGATTCGTGTTCAACAAGGTGCAATCTCCGCGACGATTCCTGTAAATGAACTTTTCATGGCATTAGGTGCGAAACTAGGTGGTTGATTGATACCAAATAAAATCGCAGTAGTTCGGCAAGCTAAAAGAGATGTAATCAATGCCGGGATTAGTCCTGACTATAATGAGTGTACCAGATTTGAAATTACAAAACGCGTCGCTTCTTATTTATCAGTGGAATATCCAGAAGTAGGATTATTGCATAAAGATGTTGGTAATCGGTGTGAGGAATGCGCGGTCGATGTCATTTTTCTTAAAGATGGAAACGTAATTGATATAATTGGATTCGGTTCAGAAGGACCAAATACGCCACAATGGATAATACATCCAAATAAAGTTGATGTGAATCGATGGCGCGCGCCAATTCCATATCAATTAGCACCAGTTGCCGAAATTCCTGCTGCTCCTCTAATAATTCCTGTCGAGACGAAACCAATCGAGACAAAACCAATTGAAGAGGTGAAGCCGCGGATTGATGAAGCCCCAGAAATCAAAATTAGTAAAATTAAAGCATTAACCGCGATAACAGTGATAATGGGCGCGCTTCGATGGCTCTACAATATTGTGAAAAAGAGTGATGTGCCCTGACATGACCAAATCAACCGAATCAACGCCTCCGGCGCCGCTCAATTTTTACATGTAATCATTACATGAAGAGAAAAGACATCCTTTTGATGATAGGAGCCGTTGCAGCAGGACTTACCGCAGCAGCATCCAAATCAACAAATCCAAACATGACTCTCATACTGACGGCTGTTGGTATGGGCCTGGCTTTTTATGCTAACTCCCCCCGTAATATAGAATCAAGGGATCGTTCAACGGATGAACATGATGAACATGACATAGCGCGCATGAGTGACGAACATGGATAAAAAGAAATACGATTCATTGAAACAACAACTAGATAAATTAATTATCAAAGTTTATGGTGAGTTGAAGAAGATCAAAGCAGTGAAATGAGTTTAGAACGTTACGCAAATGCACCACAAATAAGTAGTCCAGGTTTAGCTTGGGCTCTGCTCAACGGTGCAATTAATTCCTCTGTCACCTCAATTACTGTCTCATCATTCGCTGCGTTTCCATCTGCTGTCCAATTTCGGGTGGCGATAGATGATGAATTGATGTTAGTAACAGGTGGCGCGGGTACAACGACATGGACTGTTACGCGCGGTATTGAGGGAACGACAGCCGCCGCACATGATGACGGCGCATCGATATATCATGTTCAAACGGTCGCGTCATTCCTTCGTAATCCCCGGAGCCTCACGACAACTGGAGATGTTGAGTATTTAGATTCATCCGGCGCACCCGCGCGGCTCGCGGCTGGTGCTGATGGTACTTACATACGATATTCATCTGGATTACCATCAGCATCAGTATTAAACGCGAGCGATTTAGCATCAGGAACTGTACCGTTAGCGCGCATCTCGGGATTAACAACGAGTCAATTTAGTTCAGCCGCAATCAGTCAATGGACGAACGATTCAGGTTATATCACACCTTCATCTTCTTCAGCTCTAACAAATAAAACAGGTGCGATTAGCCAGTGGACTAATGACTCAGCATATGCAACGGCATCATCATCAACTGCGTTCAGTAATAAGACAGGAAACATTTCACAGTGGACGAATGATTCTGGTTATGTTACGGCAACATCGTCAACAGCATTTACAAATAAGACAGGTAATATCAGTCAATGGACGAATGATAGTAGTTATTTAACTGCACCTGTTTCGCTTGCTACACAAGTCACGGGAAATCTTCCCATAACAAATTTAAATTCAGGAACATCAGCTTCATCATCAACATTTTGGAGGGGTGATGGAACATGGGCTACTGCTGGCGGTGTGGGTGATGCACTTACATCAGGTACATTGGCTCAGTTTGCTTCAACTACATCACTACAATTAAAAACATTAATTAGTGACGAAACTGGTTCGGGCGCATTAGTATTTGCGACATCGCCATCATTAACTACGCCCGATATCGGTGTAGCCACAGCCACATCAATCAATAAATTAACTATCACCGCTCCTGCTATTTCTTCTACATTAACAATTGCTGACGGTAAAACATTTACTGTTAACCAAACTCTTACATTAGCTGGAACTACGGGAACAACGATGACGTTCCCGGCGACGAGCGCATCCATGGCGCGGACGGATGCAGCAAATACGTTCACCCTAGCGAATGACACCACAACGACTATCGCTGGAGGGTCCGTCACCGGGTCGGGCACCTCTGGCTTTCTGTCGATGACCGGCACATGGAATACGAGCGGCATTGCGAACGGCATCGTCGCGAACATCACGAATACGGCGAGTGCGGCGACGTCCAAATTCATTGATTTGCAACTGGCCGGAACGAGCTATTGGAGTGTGAATAAAGCGGCCGTTGTGACGATGCTTAGCAGTAACAGCACGACGTTCTACATGAATCCAAATTCCGACACACTGGAATTTGGAACGAGCACAAGCACTGGGTTAGTTGGCCTCTCCAAATTCAAATATTTGGTTGTGCCGAGTGCTGCCCTCTTAGGTTTCGTATCGAGCATTGCCGTCACCGTGGCGCCAGATGCGTTTTTTACTCGTGGTGCTGCAGCGGTCATTCAACTCGGCGCTGACCTCAATGGTGCGGCCATCAGCCAAACTTTACAGGCATGTAATGGCATCACGGGTACAGATAAGACCGGCGGAAATTTAAGTCTTTTTTCTGGTAAGGGAACCGGAGCGGGCGTGGTTAGTCAAATATTCATTGGTACACCAACAGCTCTTGCAAGTGGTACAACAGCACAAACAATTACGACGCGTATTACAATTGATTCTAATGGTTTAACTCTTGCTGATGCGATGAACATTGTTGGCAATACGAGCACGGGTCACAAGATTGGCACTGCGACTACACAGAAATTTGCACTGTGGAATGCGACTCCGATCATCCAACCGGCTGCTGCTGGACAAGCATCAATTACAGATAGCACAGGTGGTATTGCCGCATCGTCGCTTGTAGATGTTACTACAGCAGCCGTCACCGATCCTGTAAAAACGAATGCTAATTTTGCTACAATCAATGTGCTGTTATTAGCGATGCGCACGGCGATGGTCAATTATGGCAGCATGAAAGGTGCAGCCTAATGCCCGAAATTTTGACATTCACGGTACCGGTTACCCAAGCGAGCATTCGCATGGATCGCGTGATTCTTGATTTTAATAGTCAAACAATTACAATTCTTTGGCTCGGCATCAATGGTGAACAGGGACATGCGGACTATACGACTCCGGCCAAAAGCAAGGATGCTAAGACGTTGGTGAGTGGGGCCACACTTTTATCACAAATTAATAGTGGTAACTTTACGGCAAGTTCATTAGTGAAATGGTGTTGGCAACGATTGATGGCGGATGGATATGTTACGGCTGGTGTGATAAGTGGGACACCAACCTAGTGACGTGGAGGTGAGATTGTGGCTTCATTCACCATAACAATTCCTGATGGTCAGGCACCACGACTTGTTCAGGCTGTCGCAAAAATTCGTGGTGTAGACATCACCGCTATGACAACTCCTCAAAAGATTGCTTTTCTTAAAAGTGATATTCGTGATTATTGGATTGATCTTTTACGACAAGTCGAGGTTCCATTAGTTGCTTCAACTGCCGCGGATGCGGCAAGCGCGACTCGAATCGCTGATATTAATGCGAATTTAACCCTCAGTTAATTAGTGATGTGGGTCGAGAGGCGCGATTACCACGTATGAAACGACGATTTACATTCAGTACGAAACAAGAGTTCAGACTTGTTTATGAAGCTTTTATTAGTCGAGGTTCAGCCGAACGAGACAAAAAACAAACGAAGGAAGATCATCGGAGCGAAGCAAAAATTCTTAAACAATTGAAATCGATTTCTGAGGCCGAAGGCCCCGAACCGATTAACGGTAATTTAGATATGAGAATGCGCGCGCTTCGAGAAGATGGACTATCAATCGAACTTGATCAATCTGACTACAAGAGGTTAATAGAATATTTTGATAACACGCAGTGGTCAGCAGGATTGACCGATGTAATTGTTGAATTGTCAGATAAGTTGGATACAGCCGAAAAAGTGGAGTAATGGGACCAGCAATATTTGGTTATGCGCGCTTCGGCTCGATTGTATTCGGTTCATATGGTATATCAGTTATTATTTCTCCAGGTCTGGTTACATCAGATTTAATAGTCCTTGCAAGAGCCGAAATTCGACGGGTCGTGACGGCGCGGGCCATAATTCACTCTAGTGTTGATTTAGTTAGTCAAATACGAACGAAAGTGAATACAACAATTGAACGATAGTGATATTCACCTTCTCGATATAGGAACTGAATACAGAATTCAAATTCTGGACAATGGAATTCCATTTGATCCCAGCGATGCGACTGTAAAAGAAATATTATTCAAATTCAATGATGACACGATTCTCACTCGTACAGCAACGATTGAAGAAGATGAAGCAACAGGAATATTCTATTTAGTTTATGTAGTTACATCCGATACATTTCATACTGTTGAAGGTAATTTTAGTATTCAGGCGCATCTTGAATTCGCTGATGGAAGCAATTATCATTCATCTATACAAACAACGAACGATTCAGGTGAACCATTGACAATTGCGCGGAATATCGACACGACATGACTATTCATTTCATTTTAGTGTTGATCGCATTTGGCTTAACATTGGTGAGTGGTATTAGTGGAAAAGTACCACTTTGGGTTCCTGTATTGTTGATTTGTATTTCAATGTTAATTGGTGTGCGGTGACTAAGAACGAATTCAAGCCAAACAAAAAACAAGCGACCTTTTTAGCACTTCCAACTTCGATTAAGGAAGCCGCGTATTTAGGTGGCGCGGGTAGCGGGAAAAGTCAAGTATTACTTTTGTATCCAATTGTTCATAAATGGCATGAAAATCCTCATTTCAAACAACTCTTCCTTCGCCGTACGTTTCCCGAACTTCGTAATGAAATTGTACCACGTTCCCAACAAATATATTCGAAATTTGGCGCTGAATTCAATAAATCTGAAATGGTCTGGACATTTCCATCGGGCGCGCGCATCTATTTAGGACACTGTGAAAATGAATCAGACGTAAGAAAATACGATTCAATGGAGATTAATCTCTTTACGCCTGATGAAATCACTTCATTTACTGAATACATTTATTTGTACATAGGATTTACGCGCGTTCGATCATCTGATAGAGATTTACCAGCAATTATACGCACAGCAGGTATGCCCGGTGGAATTGGTCATACATGGACAAAGAAACGGTTCGTCGATCCTTATAAACCTGGTGGCAAAATATTAGTTGGAAGAGGTGGTAACAAACGCATCTTCATATTCGCTACGTTAAAAGACAATGAAGATTATATCGATCCAACGTATCGTCAATCACTTGATGCGCTTCCTGAAGCTGAGAAACAGGCGAAGCTGTATGGCAATTTCGATGCATTTCAGGGACAAGTATTTGACGAATTTCGTGATAGGAAGTTTCCTGATGAACCGCCTAACGCGCTTCATACATGTGAACCGTTCGACATCCCGGAATTTTGGCCTCGTATTTTCGTAGGAGACTGGGGATATCGCGCGTCAACATGGATTGGTTGTGCCGCTATTTCACCCCAAAAAAGAGTATATTTATATCGTGAGCTGAACTTTATTCAAACACGCATTGCTGAATGGGCTGGAGAATTGCGATACTGGATCGAAAAAGAAAAACCACGCATCGTCAAGTTTTGTCGTTCCGCGAACCAGGATAGGGGTCAGGAGCAGACCATCCAACAACAAATTGAGCAAGAGATACAGTTTCCAATCGAGCTAGCTAATAACAGTCCTGGTTCGCGCGTGTCGGGTAAAATGTTAATTCACGAGTATTTACGATGGAAACCTAAACCTCTTTTATCAGCAAAAGAATTGTCACCATACGATGAAGAATATGCAATGAGGTTGCTTCGTACAAGAGGACTAGATGACTACAAAGCCTATCTATCGATGTACGACGCGCCAAAAATTGAGGACAATTTACCTAAACTTCAAATATCTTTGTGTAGCGAAGCTGATCATACAAATCATCCAAATTGTTGTCCGGTAGTGATTGAAGCGATTAAAGCTGCGTCATACGATAAACCGAAGAACAATAAACCGGCCGAAGATGTGGCCGAGTTCCAAGGTGATGATTCGTACGACGGACTTCGTTATTTGTTAGATACAGCTCATCGATTTTATGACGAGGCTCAGTACGAATTCAATAAAATCCTAAAACAGCAAATTCTGTTGGAAAGATTACAAAATAATAGGGATTACACTCAATATTATCGAAATATGCATCATATTGAAACGAGCGGTACAATTCAACCAGTTTCTAGATATAGTCATAAACATAGATAATGAAAACTGTTAAAGATATTGCTTGGGTAGCGGGACTCCTTGAAGGTGAAGGATATTTTGGGGTCAACAAGGGTTCGCCAAGAATATATGTTAATCAAACTGATAAAGATACAGTTGAGAAATTACGAGATATAATGTCTCCTCAATCAAAAATTGGATTCCAAGCTAGAGGTGGAAATCAACAAAATATTTATAGATTTTGGCTTTATGGAACTCTTGCTGTATCATGGATGATGACTATATATCCAATGATGAGTACTAGACGAAAAAGAGATATAAGAGAAATTATTCACTTTTGGCAATCTGAAAATGGGGCAAAAGAATTTAGACTTGCTCAAGTTTATGCCGCACATTTGGGAATTACTGTTAAAGAAGCGTTACCAATGGCATTAAAATTATTGAAAAAAACAGTTTATGAATAAATTCATTCGTTTTATTCATCATATTTTTCAACCGCATTGTCAAGAATGTCATGACGAAATTCAGGATGCGCGAGTTTGCGCGAGTTGTGAGACGTTGAAACATCAATTAGAAATAGCGAATTATGAGAAGCGCGAACTTCTCAACAAATTGATTAAGGAACCGGAACAACCAATAACGAATCCGGTGAATTATGATCAAATGAAACCGCGAACTGTGCCATGGAATGTTAGGCGACAGGAATTAGAGGCGGAAGATAGAAAACAAGCACAATTGATTAAGGAGAAGGAAAAGGAGTTAAAAGTGGTTTCGGGGGATTCGATTAAAGATAGTTCAGTTGACGAATTGGAAAAGGAATTAGGTGTTAGTTAATTAAACGGAGGGGATGATGAATGATTTAATGCACGCGGATTTAGAAACAGTTCAAAGTATTGCGAATAAAGCTCCAGTTACATTGGCAAGTACAACGACGATTGCCCCATCAACATTTATCACGTTTGTTAGCGGTAATACAGCAATCGCTACACTCACTCCACCTGTAACTGGTGCTCACATGCTGTGCTTTATTCACACGCACGCGACACCAGTTGCTTATACGACAGCAGGAAACATCAATGCTATCGCTACGCCGACGACTGGTATTCCATTGTTGGCTTTGTATGATCCGTTGACTGCTAAATATTACATTAAGTGAAATCGAATCCGTCCCCAATAGTTTGCGGAGATACCAATGGAAAGTTGGGGGTCCTAGTACATTGGTCATGCAGCCTGGACATGTGCGAATCACGGTTATGAGAACGCCGGAAAACCAGATAATCGGGTAATCTTAGGCGTGACTGCTAGGAGAGACTAGCTCAATTTTATGGTAAAAAGAGTTTTGATTGGTGTGATTACTGGTGAGTACGCCCGTCGAGCGGATTTTTATGATTACATAAATCTTCTCGAAAAGCCTCCTGAAACAATGATTGCGATATGTCATGATCGATCTCCGGCGAAAGGACGCAATTTAATTGTAGAACAGGCGCGCGCGCGAGATTGTTCTCATATTCTATTCGTCGATGATGATATGGCACCTCGTCCTAACGCTCTCAATCAGTTGTTAGAGCATGATAAAGAAATTATTTCTGGATTATATTACTCGCGCGCTTATCCCCATCAACCATTGATATTTAGTAAGTTTAATGATGATGGAGGCGCGCACTTCGTCAATTTGATTGGAAATGAACCTCGATTATTTCATATTGCTGCGGCTGGTCTTGGTTTCTGTTTAATTAGGACATCAGTTTTCGATAGAATGACCAAGCCATATTTTCGATTAGGTGAATTGAATTCGGAAGAATGGTGCGATGATATTGGATTTTTTTGGCGCGCGCAACGTTATCACTGTTGGTGTGACACAGAATGCCGAGTTGGTCATATTGGCACCATGATTGTTTGGCCTGATAAAACCGATAACAAATGGTTCACAGGATATGATACGACTGGTCAAATTGTATTGAAAACACCACAAATCGATATAAGTAAGAATTACGAGTTTCAAGGAGTTTGATATGGCTAAACAGGATATGATGGGCGCGCTTAGTGGAGTAGGTCGTGGCGCGATGATGCAACCTCAAGGCATGGGCGGAATGGGAGGAATTAATCCATCAGCTGCAGGATTACAAGGCATGATGGGTCAAATGAATCCTGGTATGGGACAAATGCAAAATATGATGGGTCAAATGGGGGGTCAAATGGGAGGACAGCAACCCATGATGGGAATTGGACCTTCACCAAGTTTTAATATGATGCGACCACCAAGTCAGGGTAAAAGGATGATGGGAGGCATGTAATGCCTGCAAAGAGTGCGAAACAATACAAATTCATGCAAGCGATTAGTCACGGCGCCAAACCTAAAAAGGGAATTGGCCCAAGTGAATCTGTTGCGCGCGAATTTATTCACAAGACACCTGGAAAGAAACGAAGTATGTTCGTTAAGATGAAGTAATGGCTAAAAAGTTTACAGAAGACGAAATTAAGATTTTCATGACGCTTGCTGAGCATTTTGATGCTGAGGACGCATTTGTCAGAGAACAGCAAGTTAAGAAGTGGAAGGAATACAAACTATTATGGCAAGGCATACAGCAAATTTATTATAGTGAAGTCGCGCATGATTGGCGTATCAATAATGAAACTAATGATGATGGAGACTACTATAATAAAGAAGTCAATGTATTAAAAGCATATCTCGAATCAATCATCGCTGCACTGTCAATCATCGTACCTCCTATAAAATGCTACCCAGACGATGCCGATTCACCAATGGACCTTCTCACAGCGCGCGCCGGAGATAAGATCGCTGCGCTCATTTTTAAACATAATAACGCTCCTCTTCTCTGGCTCCACGCACTCTTTCTGTATTGCACAGAGGGCTTAATCGTTTGTCACAATTATAACAAGGAGGATGAATCATACGGAACATATCCTGAAGAGACTTATATGAATATTACTGAACCAACTACATCATCTAAATGTCCTATCTGTAATGAGCCTGTTGATCCTGAATCGATGTCATGTGAACAATGTGGCAACATAATTGTTCCCGAATTACAACAGGAAGAAATTGTTATATCAAAACTCGTATCCAAAATTGATAAACCTAAATCTAGGCAATTATTAGAAGTATTCGGTGGATTAAATGTAAAAGTTCCTAATTACGCGCGAAATCAATCAGAATGTCCTTATTTACAATACGAATATGAAATTAATTACGTGTTTGCGATGGAGCGTTACTCAGATTTAGACATTGAACCAGGCATTAAAGGTGGAGACGATTGGGCCGCGTATGCGCGCTTGCCAGCACATTACATGGGTGATTATCCGAAGGATCTCGTCACATGTGAAGAAACATGGTTCAGACCATGTTCATATTTTGTGTTGAGTGAGGATGATGAAAAGATTTTACGACGATTGTTTCCTGACGGTTTTAAACTCGCGCGGGTCAACGATAAATTCGCTGATGCGGTTTCAGAGAAATTAGATTCGCATTGGACTCTTGTTTACAATCCACTGACTGATAATGTTCATTATGATCCCCTTGCTTCGCTCGTCGTTTCGGTCCAAGAGATTACGAATGACATCATTTCACTTGTTCTTCAAACGATTGAACATGGTATTCCACAAACACTCGCAGACCCCCAATTCTTAGATTTCAATGCTTACAGGCAGATGCGCGTCTCACCAGGTGCGATTATTCCCTCTAAAACGATATCAGGTAATAAACGTGTGTCAGATGGTTTCTATGAAGTAAAGACCGCAACTCTTTCTCAAGAGGTATTACCATTTGCGCGTAACATACAGGAATTAGGTCAACTCGTGACGGGCGCGCTTCCATCATTATTCGGCGGTTCGATGGAAAGTAAAACCGCATCCGAATATTCCATGAGCCGCGCGCAAGCTCAACAACGTTTGCAAATCACCTGGAAGACATTAACAGTTTGGTGGAAAGAGATATTCAGAAAAGCGATACCAGGATTCATTGAATCGATGCAAGATGACGAGCGTGATGTCAATCGAACGAAAGACGGTAATTTCATCAATGTGTTTATTCGCAAGGCTGAACTTGAAGGCAAAATTGGTAAGATTGAACTCGAAGCGAATGAAAATCTTCCCTTAACATGGAATCAAATTAAAGATGCGGTGATGCAACTCTTGCAATCATCGAATCCTGAACTCTTATCGATACTTGGCGCGCCTGAAAATTTACCAGTTATTCGACAGGCCATTGGCCTCAATGATTTCATTATTCCAGGTGAAGATGATCGGAATAAACAATATGAAGAAATTAAACTGTTATTACAGAGTAGGGTGATTACTATGCCACCCGATCCGATGATGATGCAACAATCATTGATGAGTGGTATGCCTCCACCGCCACCTACTGAGGTACCATCTATTGAAATCGATCCTGATATTGACAATCATATGCTTGAGTTTACTGTGTGTCGTGATTGGCTTGTGTCCGATGCTGGTCGTGTTGCTAAGTCTGATAATTCCGATGGTTATCGAAACGTTCTATTACATGCGAAAGCTCATAAAGATGTATTGATGCAACAGCAAATGGCACAACAACAGGCGCAAATGGCTCAATCGACTCTGCAGCCGAAGAGAAATCCGTTAGATAAGCCCGCACCAATTACTAATGAAGAAGATGTTCAGATGGTTCAATAATGCTCAATTGGATGAAATTAGCTTATGATTGTTTATATGAAGTATGGTCTTGTCATCGTGATCCAGAAAGTTCTGATTATAATAAATGTGATGAAGATCAATGTGCTTGGTGTGATAATGCCAAAATTGCTATGGCTGGACTTGCTGCTGCCATGAAGCAGGGGGAATGATGGCCGAATCAATTACAACACAACCCGATTTGAATAAAGATAGTATTCTGGACATTCTCAATGAACCAGACACCGAAACTATCAATTTGGATGTTGATAAGGGAAAAGAGAAAGAAGATGATGGAGAAGAAATTGAAGTTAAGAAAGATGAAAAAGAAGATGACGAACTTAAGCAACTTGAAGAGGAGCTTGAGGAGCCAGATGAAAGCAAGTTAGAATTAGAAACACCTGTTCCGCGACGTGAAATTCTCAAAAAATATCCAACCCTTTTCAAAGAATTTCCCTATCTCGAAAAGGCATATTACAGAGAACAACAATATACTGAACTCCTTCCGACGATTGATGATGCGAAACTCGCCGTCGAAAAATCAGGAACGTTAGATAAATTTCAAGAAGAGTTGATGTCAGGTTCAGTCGAAGGTGTATTAAAAGCGGTCAAGGAAACCGATGCGAACGCTTTTTATAAGATTGCAGATAATTACCTACCAACATTAGCCAGGGTGGATGAAAAAGCCTACTATACGATATTAGGAAATATTATCAAGAATACTGTTTCACATATGTTCCGTGAGGGCGATCGAATCAATAATGATACATTAAAAAACGCGGCAGCGATTGTTAATCAATTCGTATTTGGCACATCCGATTATAATCCACCTGTCAACCTTTCTGGGAATGGGCGCGATCCAAAATACGATGAGCAGGAAAATCGTATTAAACAACAGCAAGAACAATTCACAAAACAACGATTTGAAACAACGCGTGACGACTTGTCAAATCGAGTCGAAACGACACTAAAATCAACAATTGAAGCCTATATCGATCCGAAAGAATCGATGTCCAGCTATGTTCGTAAGACCGCAGGAAGAGATGCGATGGAGAATCTTCAATCTCTTCTTGACGGTGATTCTCGTCTAAGAACGATTCTTGATAAGATGTGGCAGAAAGCATTCGAGGATAATTTTAGCAAAACATCGATTGATCGAATCAAATCTGCGTATTTAAGTAAAGCCAAAACCCTGCTCCCCGCGGTCATTAAAAAGGCTAGGACCGAAGCCCTAAAAGGATCAGGACGACGTGTAGTTGAGGAAGAAGAAACTGATATCGAAACTAATGATGAAACTGAACGGCCAACGAGAAGGGCCAATCGAACTTCTCCATCTTCGTCTGGTGGGAAAAAACAGATTCCACAAAATATGTCCACATTGGACTATTTTAACCAAGACTGAGGTGTAATTATGGCCCCTGTAAATGAGGCGCAAGTTGCTGCAACGGAGTTGGAAAAAGTCTCGACAAAAATTACTACAGTTTTCGAGAGGGAAGATAAATTTTATGCCAAGATTAAGAAAAGGCCTGTAGAGGTTATCAGTAATCGACAAATGCGTCTTCCATTGGAATTGAGGCCAGGGGGTTCGTTTCAATATTTCAATGCCGATGGAGGCGATTTGGGACGCGGTGGTGGACCATCGTTCGACAAGGCAGTCGTTTCAGCAGTATTCATGTCAGAGAACATCGAATACACGAAACTGACTGAATGGGCGACTGATGATTCAAGAAAAGCGGTCATTAATTCCGTACGACGAATGACCGCGACTGCACTCGATGAGATGCGTCGTCAATTGGATGCACAGCTTCAACAATCGGGAAATGGTGTGATTGGAACAATCACTTCAGTGTCAACGACTGCTGGTGTTGATACGTATGTTATGACGACGGATGGATTCGGCGCGCGCTTGATGCGATTTGGTCAACTCGTCCAAGTATTCGATGCGACGCTTGCAACGAATCGTGGCTCGGGTACCATTACGTTGCATGACGTGGAAAATAAAACAGTCGCAGTCACGCCAGCAGTTGCGGGTGCGATTGCAACAGATGTCATTGTGACGGCAGGATTGTCCGCACCAACAAATCTACCTGGATTGTATGGCGTACCATATCACCATAGTAATGCATCGACCGGAACATGGCTCGGATTTACGCGCTCTGCTACGCCTGAGATTCGCGCGAATCGTGTCAATGCCGCATCGGCTGCGCTGACACTTCCTTTACCAAGACTTGCCTTGAATAAAATTGGTAATCGCCTTGGAATGGATTACAGTTTCAAACCAGAGGCATGGACCCATCCCGCGCAAGCCGCTGCGTATGAAGAAATTGGTCAGTTGATTTCGTTGATTCAGAAAGCGCCAAAGGCAGAGGGATTGAATCTGTATTTTGGTGATGATATGCAAATGGCGGGGGCTCCAGTGAAGCAACACTTTAACTGGAATCCTACGCGCATCGATTTCATCGTTGAAAGTGTGTGGGGGAGAGCGGAAATCTTGCCGATTGGATTCTATACGTCGGATGGGCGAAAGATATTTGAAATTAGAGGCGCGTCAGGAGGCGTGGCGACCGCGGAAATCTTCTATATGGTGGTTGGTATGCAATGCTTCGTCACAAACCCTGCCGGATGCTCGTACATCGACGGATTAAGTGTGCCCGCAGGTTATTGATGAACTTGATATGATTACATGGAAAGCCTACATATTGTGGGCTTTCTATGGATATATGACCGTATGAAATGAGGTGACACATGACCATTGCTAACGCTTCACGAAACATTCAAGCGGCGCTCCGTGATCTCGCTAACTCGAATGTTCTTCCTGTCGTCAATGCTGGTGTACCAACATCCGGTACATCCGGTACAGGAGCCGGATTGTGTGGAAAAGGCACAGTTCTAATTGATGTAACGAACGGTGGAGTCTATATCAATACGAATACAAAAGCCTCACCCACATGGACCGTTGTTAGTAATGTCACATCGACCGCTGTCAATGGATTACAAACGTTCGGAATTGCGCGCGCCCAGTTTGATCCATCATTAACAGCAGGTGATAGAACAGTAGCCGCGCATACATTAGGCGTGACGATTCCGAATAAAGCAATTGTGTGTGGTGGTGTGGTTCAGGTGAATACAGCGTTCGATAGTGCTGATGATACATCGACGGTTGCACTGTCGATTCAATCTGCTAATGATTTAGTGACAGCAGCGGCGGTGAGTGGTGCACCCTATTCAACGACAGGATTAAAAGCGATTACACCGAAAATCAATACACCAGAATCGACAGGTATCGCTCTCACAGCAGATCGTCTCATTATAGCAACAGTAGCCGTGCAAGCATTGACAGCAGGAAAATTGACGGTTAATCTCGTGTATCTCATGGGGGCGTAACATGGATCAAATGAAAGAGCCGAAAGCTGAAACAGTTGAAACTGAGACTGATAAAGTATTGAAAGAAGCTCAGAAGATTCGAGATGATTATGGAGGGAATGAGGGTAATATTCCTGTCCATTCTGAGTATTGGAATTTGATGAATCGGTATAGGGGTCTTGCTGCAAGAAATATTCGGTGAAAGCATGTATGGAATCGATCAGAGTTTTGAATAAACGATTAGAGGATCGATTTGGTCGATTCCATACGACTTCGTCACCGTTGTGGAGATTGAGTTGGAGCGAACATGAATATGAGAAGCGATATGGAACATATCGAGATTTCGTATCTGGAACGAATATTTTATTAAGAGAAGTGAGCGAAGTGCGCGAGACGAAAAAATATCCATATATTGAAAATCGATGGATTCTCGAACGACTCGTCGAAGTGCCAGAAATTAATCAGGATGAACTCACCACGAAACTTTCATATGAATGTATCTGGGCTTTCAAACTCGCGCAGCAACCAACATGGAATGCCATTGAATTTTTAGTTGATGTATGTCAGGAAGGTACGAATAAGCATAAGACAATCGATAAAGGACCCGGTCCTGAAGAAGCGATTGAAGAGAGACGAACAAGAATTGAGAAATTACATGAGGAATTGTTTGGTGACGAATCAGAAATCGCTGATGCATTGCATTGGGGACAAGGCGTGATTGTGCCGGGTAAATTTGGTGATGAAGAAATTTGATCCTATAATAATCATGTACAAATTGATGGCAAATGCTAGACAATTGAATGATTTATTGATTCATATTAGTGATGAATTAGAATTGAATGATTTAATTACATTAAATGAATTGAACGATAGATTTGAAAAAGAAATTGCAGAGATTGGATTGAAAACATGTGAATTGAGTGAAAAACTTCATCAGATGATTTTAGATGGTGGGAAGGAACCGCGTGAAATTCCCGATCGACGCATGGGTAATCTACGAAGAATAAATGAAGCAAAAGCCAGTTAAATGAAGGAAACGATTGCTAAGTTGTTGATTAAAGCCGCGTTATATTGTGTGGAACATCCAGGTAAAATTATGGAAATCGTGAAACAAATTCTTCGGGAGAAGAAATAATGCCTCTTCAGATGACAGCTCCGTGGTTGAATCCACTCGCGCGTCGTACGGTAAAAGCACCGCTCAATCCGCTTGATAAATCAACGATTATTTCTATTTTCTCACGCCCAATTCACGAAGTGAAACATACACTCGATCCGGGCACATTTGATATTCCTGCGGGTTCGGCTGAACATCCATCAATTTTAGTTGTGACAAGTTCATCCTGGTGGAAGGAACTGGACGAACATCAGCCCCTTTTAGAAATTCCTGTTTCATCAATTCAAGTTGCGGATTCGGTTGTAAAAGATTACATTAATACGATGCTTATGAGTAATGCAGGGGATGTAACACCAGGTGTATCGTATGTACCCGGAGAAGAAACAGTTCAATCGATTAAAATGAAATATCCCGGGATGATTCCTGATTTAATCAGAAAGCAATCGAATTGGTACCGCGCGCTAGTTAAATTAGGCGATAATTTATGGGCGCGAACGAATGGTAATCCCCTAGCAATTTCGGACGATATGAGGATCGCGGCGCGCGAACTTCAATTTGAAAAAGAATGGTTGAGAGATTTTCAAACAGTCGAATTGATTAAGTGTGTTGCCTGTGGTAGTCTTCGCAATGGTGTTTTTCCTGTTTGTTTACATTGCAAAACAATCGTTGATCGAGCCGCGTATGATAAGCTCGGATTGAAGTCGTTATGATCGCATCTGAAGTTCTCGACCGCGCGGCTGCGCTACTTAATGATACTGACAAGTCAATATTCACCTATCCAAAATTACTTCCTTATCTGAACATTGCCATAGACGATTTACAGGAAATACTCGAACTCAATAACATTCCAATCACCAATATTACATCATCTGTCTTTCCAATCGATACTGGTGATACGACTATCGAAACATTACCATCGAATTTAATTGAAATTCGTAATGTGTACGAAAGACCAACCGGAACAAATAATAATTTCGCATTGATGACGCGCGCTGAATTCCTTCCAAAACTCACCACGCCGATTTCATCATTCATGTATTGGACATGGATTGGTCAAGCGATTCAATTTCTAGCCACTAACATTCCTATCGATATTCGAATTGAATATATTGGCTCGATTCTTACAACGATTACGAATCCAACGCAATCGATCAATATCATTAATTCTAAATCATTCCTTTCTTATCGAACTGCTGCCCTTGCTAGCGCCTACATAGGTGAAAACAAAACTCGTTCAGATGAATTGAATAATGAAGCAATAAATGCGCAGGATAAAATGCTAGGAATCATTGTGAAGGGTGAACAGAATATGAGTGCGCGGCATCGACCGATGTATCG